TGTACTGCACGCACCATAGACACACTTGTTCCTGTTGGTGTAATGGTGAGGGTCGTCTCGCCCAAAGCTTGAGTGTCAACATCCATTACAGGCGTCTGTTCGATGACTGTTCTCCATTCACTTAACTGCGACGCAGGAATATCATTGAGGGTACCCTGCCTTAATTCTACTATGGCAAAGCCGCCCCCATCATCAAAAACTTTCGCAATATGAGGCATGATTAAGCATTGCCTTCAGTAATATCAAACTGTGTGATTGTAACAGTCTGACCAGAAGCGATCGTTGAGTTGTCGAGCGAAAGGTCGCCAGAACCCTGACCAACAGTGCCTTGCATAAAGCATGTGGTTGTGAAGTGAACACGGAAATGAGCAGCAGTGCCAGAAGCATCAGCTGATGTATCTTCCCATGTACCGTTTTTGCCTTTGACGCCAGCAGAAGCGGCGGTGAATGGATCAGCACCCATTGCAATCGTAGCCAGAACCGTTTCAGCAGCATTTGCTGTGGACGGGAAAGCAGGTGCAGATCCTGTCCAAATTGTCAGCGTCGGCGCGCCGGATGCCAAAATCGTAGTCTCGATGGCATCAAGCTTAGCATCCCGAATGCTGTTTAGGTATTGGATAGCCATGTGTAGTATCTCCCTTTTAGGAATTGTTGTTATGACGTATTTATAGAATCACAAAAATAGGGGCACGAGGCCCCTAAGTTTGTAGTCAAGTTCTTGTAGTTTTAAGATCTTTTGTAGTTGTGCTTGCGATGCTTACCCTTAAGCATAGCGATCGCCCTCTTAGGATCTCTGACCTGATGCCTTTTAGCATGACCCTTAGAATCATACCTTTCAGATTCAGGATCTTTATCATCCTTAGAATCATAGTTTTCTTTGGTAGATGGCTTATCTGCTGAATCTACCTGTTTAGTAGTGCACATCTTGTTAAAGCGCGCCATAGTTGAAGCTCTGACTTCATCAGGCTTCTTCGTGACGATCTTCTTCTTTAGATATGGCTTAACCTTCATACTCTTCTGCACCATCATAGGCTCAGTAATTGGCGTGCCCTTGCCTTCTTTTTTGACACTGGAAGAAAAGTCACCATCATCTGACTTTTTGAGCATGGGAGCTTTTTTATCACCCTTCTTCTTGGCTTTATAAGTGTCTTCATTGCAACCAGAGCATGAATCATTACCACATGAAGAACAAGCTTCAGTGACAACTTCTTCTTTTTTCGGCTTCGCAGGTTCCGGCTGAGGAATATAAGCAATATCTCTATGACTGTATATCGAATGATCTTCTTTACCATACTTCGGAAGAAGGCTTTGCGCTTCTTCATATTCTGGCTTATTAGCCTTAATGTGACCATTAGGACCAACCACAGAGTAACCTGTTAGAACGGTTGTACCGACACCTGTGAAGGGTTTCTTGGCTTCAGAAAGCTCTTCGGGTTTTGGTCGCCCGCCACCACCAGGAGTTTCCTTTTTGGATATTCCGGCACCAAAGAGATTAGGAGCATCCTTGTTCGCAGAAATCCACGAAGCATAAGCGTCAATAGTTTTAGGAGCCTCGGCAATGTCGCGGCTGCCATCAAAATTTTGTTTTGTATTTGACATGTTCTTGTCCTCCTTAAAAGAGAAGTGAAAGGGGGCACGAAGCCCCCGATCAGCTTAACCTACATAAGGTTTGTGACAATCACACGACGGTAGTAGACGTTGGAATCCTTCGGTAGGAGACCAGCACCAGCCGTAATACCTTCAGCAAACGGGTTGGCAACCATTCCGTAACGAGTTTTAAACCCGATGCGAGGATGGAAGTCATCCTGACCAACCGCACGGACCATTTGCAATGGAACATACGGGCAGTAGAACAATCCGCTGTCGAAAGGACCAGAGCCCTTATAACCGACGACCATGAAGTTACCACCGGTCGCATATGGATCGATGTAAACCTTCATCCGGCCATGAATAGTACCGGCAAACGTATTACCAGTATCATCAACCTGTAGACCAGATGTATTCATAGCAGGAGCATAATCCAAGATGCCAGCCATCTGGAGTGCCGAAGCAACATCAGAAGAACAGATCAGGATATTACCCTTGCCCCGACGAGTGTCTTTTGCGATCTTATTGGCTTCACGTTCAATGTGATAAATAAGACCTTTGAACTTTTCTACCATCCAACGACCGTTGGAGTCAGCGTTCAAGTCGAACACGCCGGCAGTTGTTGTAGTCGAGTCTGTTGCGCCTTGAGCGGCAGTAACATAAATCGTACGAACAACTTCACGGTTAATTTCTGCAAGAATTTCAGCAGACAGAATGTTAGAGAGTTCGGTTTCAGCATCCAGGCCGTGAACGGCTTTAAGATCCTGTGCGAGTTCCATCGTGTAAGCAGCTTTCAGGGCACGGGACTGTGCAGTTACCGGCACCTTCTCGATTGTGATAGCCATTTCAGCGAACGCGGTGTTCGTTGGCGTACCGTTGGCGTCAGTAGTGCTCAGGGCTTCAGCCTGGGCTGTGGACATCGCATCACCGAAGTTATACGTGTTCGTAGCAGCAAGGTTGATCGTCTGACCTGTGTTACCAGGAAGTGTACCAACATGCTGGTCACCAATTGCGTTGGTAGTACCAACGACAGTAGCGAACGACGTGTCAACTTCGTTGTAGAACGTTTCTGTATGCGTTTGGTTAGCATAGCGCGCACGCAGAGCGAAGATCAGACCAGTAGGACCAGACATCGGCTGAACACCGCAAATGTCATATGCCATCAAGTTAGGCATTGCACGGCGAACAAGAGAAATCAAAACCGGGTCGAAAATATCGATGCCACCATCAGCGGCAGTCGAAGACGATGCACCCATAAAGTTCTGGGGGATCGGTGTTTCTTGCAGTAGGCTTTGAGGTGTATAGTTACCAGCTTCTTGAAGAGCAGCTTGCGTATTTTCAAGAATCGCAGCAGTAACGTTACGGCGGTGCAGGTCGCTGATCTTATCAAGATCTTCGTGCTCAAGCACTGGCTTCCATTTGTTAATGAGTGTTTCGTTAAGCATTGGTTTTTATCTCCCTAAATTGCTTATTGTTTTTGTGCTTCAGGTATTTATCGTTTTGTGGTTCTTGAGATTGCAGACACATAGTTGGCAACGCTTGGATCAATGTCCTGATTTGCTTTCTTAGGCGTATCTTCTTCAATATCAACTTCTTCGTTCATAGTAGAAGTCGGTGCTTTCTTAGATCCGAAGTGATGTTCTTTCACTAGTTCAAGTTTAGACACGAAAGATTCTTCATCGCCGTCGAAGTCGATATCTTCAGCCAATGTTTTGAATTTTTCGATTTGAGTGAGTGCAAGGCCCTCACAAACGGAATCAAATGCACGCTGTGCAGCATATTCTTCAATAGCGCTACAAAGTTCCATATTGGAATTCATTTGCTCGTTGAGCTTGGCTTCCAATTCATCATTTCTGGCCGTCATCTGTTCGACAACGTCAACCTTCTCTTCAGGAAGATCGAAGTTATACTCACGGAGCAGACCAAAGAAATCGTTCATAAAGTTTTCGGTAATTTCATTTCGAAGAGTACTTTCAACCGCAACCTTGTTTTCTTCCAACCACTGTTTTGCAGATTTAGTAAGATAAGTATTGATTGATGCTTCAAGAGATGTAGTCATTTCCTCTGTTGCTTCTGCGAGCTGTTCAGCATATTTTGCTTCCAGTTCTTCAGTAACGGTGGCAACACGGAGGTTTACAGATGCTTCAAACAATGTAGAAGCATTGGCCTTAAATTCTTCACTCAAGCCCTTTTCAGAACCTAGAATGCGTTCCAGGTCTTCTTTAGACATAGCTTTAACTCGGCTGGCATTATCGCCTGCCCAAGATGTTCCGTCTGGATGAGGATTTGATGCGGCAACAGAAGCTTTGTTCTTGCCAGCAGCGCCAGAGCCAATGCCCCAGTCGTTATTGTGCATAAGCTGCATCATTTTGTTGAAGAATGTGACCGGATCGCTTGTGCCTTCACCAGACATTGCCTTGATAACTGAAGCGGTCATCTGCGATGTATTGTAGTTGGCCTTGCCCTTGATTGTCTCACCAGCTCTAGTAAGTTCATCAAGCTGCTCGCCTTCTTCAGCTTCTTCTTCTTTTTCAGCAACAACTTCGGCTTCTTCTTCTTTTTCTTCAGCCTTTTCTGTTACTACTTCTTCTGTTTCGGCTTCATCAGCTTCAACAATCATGAGTTGACTCATATCAACTGTAATTTTTTCGCCATCTTTATCTTCAAGAATAATGGCTTCGTTGATCTCATCTTCGCCAATAACAGTGTATTCATCACCGTTATACTCGACGAGATCTCCTTTGGTTAGTTTTGCCATAGGTGACTTCTCCCTTTGCGATATTTTTGTATATTTATGTTAAAGTGAATTTAAGAACCGTTGAAACAGGAATGTCTGCGCTTCAGTAATTTGGCGCATATTCTTCTTTTTCAGGATTTTTCTGGTTGCTTCTGCCCATTCGCCTGTATGTTCATTGAAAATCCAATCAACACCTTCCATTACGCCTTGGACATAAGCGTTTGGAGCCGATGGGTCTGCAACCACATCAGATGCCGTAACTAGTTTAAAATCGTCTTGTACTTCTTTGAGGCCGTCCTTTTTCTCTGTAATAGATCCCATACCCCGAGAAGATACGCCGAGGTGAGCGCCGGATTCGATCAAGCCCTTAACAATTTTACCTGCCGGTGTTTCGGTGATCCGTGCCTTACCAATGACCTGACCGCTATCATGACAGTCCAGACTCTTGATTAGAATGCATGCGCGCTCAAGATCCATTTGAGGACCGGGCGGGTGATTAAGTTCACCATATGCGCAATTGCGAGAAACTTTTTCGTCGACATACGTTTTGACAGCGGATTCCATGACATTTTTAGGGTAGATCCGACCATTGCGGTTCTTAATGCTATGCTCCATGAACACACCAGTAAGATACATATGCTTTTCGCCGTTCTTGGCGGATTCTGTCAGGACTTCAATATCTTGTGTAATCTCTGAAATGAACTTCATTATGGACTCCTGGTCGTGTTCTTATTATTTGTAGTATTTATGCTAAGCAGTATTTTAGTCTTGATCTTCTTGTTCTTTTATGAGTGTACCCAAAGAAACAATGTTAAATCTGGTCAATGGTGACAAATTATCATTCACAATGACTTCCATATGATCTAGAGTACTGCTTGTTAGTACGAGATCCAAAGAAGTAAAATCCAATGCCATGGTAACAAGCGTATCTGTTCCATCACAAACGACGTCGCTTACCGTTCCTCCAACTGCCATCAAATCTCCTATGTTCCTAATGATGGATGTTTGGACGATAAGCCCATCAACAATACGTCTTAGAATAAGACCAAATGGTAATGACGCTATTCCCATGATTTGATCATGTGATAGCCCGGCAGCAGTACCGTTGGTCACGGAAATGTTAATATCATCAGCAAATGTAAGAAAGATCCTATCAACAGTGTAAATGAAACCTGGATCTGGTCGTAAAAAAAACGAAGCCGGGGCTCCAGTTTGCTGGAGAGTAATGTCATCAAGGTAAAATGTAGGCGCCTGACCGTCTTTTTCAGTTAGCGTCATGCGGAACGCATCTATCGAATCGGTACCAACATTGAAATCTTCAATCGGTATGGATACCGACTGATCCACATCAAAATTGAATGGATCAAAGTAATCGTTAATGTTAACAGCATCACCAACCTGTAGAGCTGATGCTGAATCCCAAGCAAACATTGATACAACATCACCTAATGTCCATGCGCTATCAACATTGACATTGAACGTTAAGGTCTCAAATCCAGTCAATGCTGTAGTAGATGCCCTCAGAAATTGCCATGTATCAAGTAACGTTGGATTATCAACCTGGATGCTCTGTGTTCCGGTGATGATCCGTACCGTAGAATTGAATGCTACCTTTGTTCCGGTAACATTACTGCCGGTCCATGCTACACTATCAGCAACACCACTATGAATAATCTCAGGAGTACCACCAACAGTGACATTTTGATTTAGTGACGCACCATATGTGGAACTAAGAAACGGCCTAATAGCCGTAATCCCATGATGTAATTTGTCTGTCCATACGACCAAGCCATTATGACCGGTTTTATGTTCTACTGTAGCCTTCAGAACATTTTTCGTGACAGGATCATCACCACATATGTTGGTTGGTGTGGCCATTTATTATTCATAGAACCCGAAGATGACGCCATGTGTCAGACCGGGTGATGTATCAGTTAGAACACATTGGATGGCCAGTGCCTGATCCTGACCAATACGAAGGCGATCATCAAGACGGAACTCTTCGTGGCCGCCAGCCGGCACTGTTGCGTGGTCAATGATAACTACTGATGATAGACCAGTAATTGCAGAAGAAACTGCGCTACGACAGGTGGCCTGGGCAACCTTCGGTGCAGCTCTATTCAGACATGCTGGTGTGGCCACTGATCCGCCTGCTGCGGTGCCGGTGACAGCATGAAGTTGGAAATCTGCACGATACTGTGAGTTAATACCAGCAGAATCGATAACCAGATGCTTACCTGTTGTGTCGGTGTTCTTCCAATAGACAATAAAGTCCGAAGTAGCAGTAGATGCATCAGACCAGACCAGCGAGAATGCCAGCTGATCGTCACGTGAATTGTAGTAGGATCGTGAGTCACCACGCGATGACACATTAAGACGTCCGCTCGATCCTTGAACAAACTGTTCAGATGAGGTGATGTCATGTGTATATTGAATTTTTGCCATGTTTGTTTCCTTAGTCTAAATCGTCTTGCTGATCGTATTCTATATCAATAACGTCGTATGTGGTTTCGAATGCTTCGGCCAGATGTAGATTAATCAATTTCAATTGCGTCAGAATACCAGTAAGTAATTGTGTCTGTGCGTCTATGGTTTCTCGTTTTAGGAGTACCAGTTCTTCGTCGGTCGCCACATTGGCGAATGCGTTCTTTAGGCCCATCTGTATCTCCTACAATCCATCCTCGAACCAAAAACCAAAACAGTCCGCGTCTCCACCAATAGCAGTTTCGATCCACATATATTTAGGAGCAGCCGTTACAGGCGCCGTGTTCTGTATGTAGACCGGATAGACTGTGTCGCCTCCAGGGCCTCCAAATAGGCCGTCCTTGTCCGTCAATCCAAATTTCCCGGCCACACTGTCATAAACAAGGAACTGCCCGTTCGCGAGCAATCCTGAGTCCACATAGGTGACATCACGACCCTCCATATGAGAATCAGAACCACCACCGCCCAAGCTTCCTAATTGAGTATTGAGCCGAGACTTATAAATACGATCTTGCTTTTGAAATCGTTCCCATTCCGCAATCGAAATGGTCTTAATCTCTTCAGTTTCAGAAACAACAATATGTTGTTCAATTATTCCTGGTTCGCCCGGCGCCCCTGGTTCTCCTGGATCTCCTTTTGGTCCTCGAAGGCCTTGAATTCCCTTACTTCCATCCGTGCCAGATTTGCCAGGGATACCTTGTCTACCTTGCGGTCCCACTCGG